GGATAGGAAAACGTATCGTGTTCCGCAACCTGACGCCCCGCGATGTCATCATAGCGGAGAACAATTTCGGGCGTGTCGATACCCTCATGAGAAAGATTCGCTGGAGGGCAGAACAGGCATATCAGGAGTTCGGGGACAAGGCCGGGGACGACATAAAGAAGGACGCGTCCGAGAACCCCGATAAGAAGTACGACTTCCTGCACACCGTCATGCCCCGCGCAAGGTACAACAAGTGGCAGAAAGACAGCCTCAACCTCCCCTTTGAATCCTGCTACATCAACATGAAGGAGAAGAAGGTCATGGACGAGGGCGGGTATCACGAATTTCCCGCCGTCATTCCCCGCTGGTCAACGTACACGGATGATGTGTACGGTTCGTGTCCCTCGATAGCCGCGCTGAACAACGTCAAGACCCTGAACAAGACGATGGAGCTTTTCATCCAGCAGGGAGAGAAGGCACTGAATCCCCCCTTGCAGGTATCTGCGGGCTTCAAAGACCGTATCCGCACCATGCCGGGCGGCATCAACACAAGAGGCCGCAAGGACGACTCAATAGACCCTATTGTCACCAGCGGACGGATAGAGGTATCGGACAAGATACTTGCGGATCTCCGCGAACAGGTGAAGGAACGGTACTTCGTTTCTACCTTTCTTATGCTGGCCCAACTCGGTCAGAGGATGACGGCCTACGAGGTGTCACAGCGCGAGAACGAAAAAATGATGATGCTCGGCCCCTCCATAGGTCGAATCACGGACGAATGCCTCGGCCCCCTCATCGACAGGTGCTTTGGAATCATGATGCGCGGCGGTTACTTCCTTCCCGCACCGGAGAGCATCACGGAACAGGAGATAGACGTTGAATACCTGTCACCCCTTGCACGGGCGCAGAAAGCGGTTCAGGCCGGTAGCATCGACCGTCTCGTGGCGTTCATGGCACCCCTCACGCAACTCTATCCCGACATAGCCGACAACCTGAACCCCGACGAGGCGACACGTTTCTACGCCGATGTGTTCAACGTCCCTCGTCAGATCGTGCGCGGGACGAAGGCGATAGAGGAAATGAGGAAGGTGAGACAGCAGATGCAACAGCAGGAGGTAGCGCGCCAGCAGGCGTTACAGGCCACCGAAGGCATCAAGGCGATAGCGGAGGCAGACAGGGCCGCAACGGGCGGTCAGTCGATCATACAACAGCTTATGGGCGGGTCAATGTAATGGAGATCATAGACGAGATCAAACAGGCATACCGGCGCACCTTTGAGAACCCGATGGGCGGGACGGTTCTTGCCGACCTTGCCGAATACTGCAACTTTCTGTCAACCACCGTTGGCAACCCTTACGAGGAAGCCAAGCGCGACGTATTCCTTCACGTTCTTGAAATGTACGGGGACGCGAGTGTCGTCGATGTCATCACCGCGATACAGGCAATCCCGAACCGAAACAAGGAGTCTCAGTATGAAGCAGACAGGTAACGTCATTCGCATGGAAGAAGAACCGATGATCCCCGCGCCTGAGACAGAGGGCAAGCCGGGGGAGGATTTCTGTCAGGTGTGCGGCGGCAAGACAAAGTTCGTGGGTGGTTCCACCTATGACATGGAAGAATTTGAGTGTCGGGACTGCAAGGCACTCCATAACGTAAGAGTCATCTATCACAAAGGAAAGGCAGTAGAGCGGATTCTTGAATCCGTTTATTAAACCTTAAGGGGGATTTATGGCAGAAGAAGGCGCAAGCCCTGACGTAACTCAGGACAACTTGCAACAGACACAGGGAAATCCCGAATGGTGGGACACCCACATTCCCGAAGATTTCAAATCGGAAAAGACACTTGAGAAGTTCAAGACGGAGGACGGCATTCAGAACCTTGCCAAATCCTACATGGAACTGGAAAAGTGGAAAGGCTCGGCAATCAGGCTCCCCGGCGACAACGCAACCGAACAGGACGTACAGGATTTCAGGCGCAAGCTCGGTATCCCCGAGACACCCGACAAATACGAGTTTAAGTACAAGGAACACGAACTGGTCAAGTTCAACGAGGAACAGGACAAGACATGGAAGGCACTCGCTCACAAGATCGGCCTTACCCCGAAACAGGCTCAGGAACTTGCGGACTTCGACTTCGACCGCACCGTGGGCCGCATAAACGATCAGACCCGGCAGTACAAGGAGGCAGAGGACGCACTGCGTCAGGAGTTCGGCAACGGGTTTGAAAACGTCCTCGACAGGGCAAACAACGTCCTTCGCACCTTCGCGTCCGAGAAGGACATGGAACTGATAAAGCCCTTCGAGAATGATGTTCGTCTCGTCAGGCTCCTTGCCAACATCGGAAACCAGATGGGCGAACATTCCTTCAAGACGGGCGAGGCAAAGACACAGCAGGACACGAAAGAAACACTGCTCAAACAGATGCAGGAACAACAGCTCATCTACATGGATACGGCAAAGGATATGCCGCTTCGCAAGGCCGCTAACAAGGAATATCAGCGGTTAGCGGAACTGGTGTACGGAACAGCGGAGGTATCAAGCTCCGCAGACGCGAAACTGTAAGGCATCACAAGGCCCGAAGCGGACAAGCGCAAGCCCCGCAGAAAGCCTTTTCAGGCGTACCGCGACCCGTAAGGACAATCAAGGGTAGCCCCAAGCAGTAGCAACAAAATAACTCAAGGAGGAAAGCATGGCTAACACCATCTCGACGAGCTTTATAGCTCAGTACAACAGCGACGTCAAACTTGCTTTCCAGAGGGGCCAGCTTTTGAGGGGGACGGTACGAGTAGCCGACGCAAACGGCAGTACCCATATCTTCCAGAAGATAGCCGCTGGAACGGCAACAGACAAGGCTAGGAACGGGGACGTTGTACCTATGACCCCGACCCACTCCATCGCGACGGCGACACTCGTTGATAAGTACGCGGCAGAATACATCGACAAACTCGATCTTCTCAAGCTGAACATCGACGAGAGAAGTGCAATAATCCAGACAGCGATTTATGCGCTCCAGAGGTTCGCGGATTCACAGATCGTGACGGCTCTCGACGACGCAGGCGTATCCGCGCCCGTGTCATCCGGTACGGGCCTCACCATCACCAAGATCGCAACGACCCTTTACGACAACCTTTTCGGCTCCGACGTCCCCGACGACGGACAGGTCACGGTTGCCATCGGCTGGAAACAGTACGGTGAACTCATGCAGTTACAGCAGTTTGCCGGGTGGGAATACGCCGGAGGGCGGTTCCCGTGGCTTTCGGGTTCTCAGGCGGTTCGCTGGATGAACTGTCTCTGGATTCCCACAAGCGGCCTCAACACTGGCGGGTCCACCTACCGGAAATGCTACGCCTACCACAAGAACGCGGTGGGCCATGCAATCGGTCAGGAGATCAGTACGGAGATCAACTACATCCCGCAGAAGGCGGCGTGGTTGGTCAACTCCATGCTCAGCATGGGCGCGGTAGTTATCGACGACACAGGCCTTGAAATGCTCGCCTGTGCGGAATAGGGGGTGACACATGGCATTTTCTGACAGCACTTTCGCCACCATCGGTGTCACCGGGTTCAGCAACGTCCATCTCTACAGGACGACCGACACGGTGTCAACCGTCACGGCATCCGGTTACTTCAACGTAACCACGGACAAACGATACACCCTCAAGCAGTATGACCTCATCATCATGCAGAATGCTTCCGGTGCATCGAACACGCTCATCACGGTAACGAGCGCAACGGGTACATCACCTATCACCACTGTGGCAACAAGCGGTCTGTAACCGCACAAACGGGGGAGGATAAAACCTCCCCCCCAAATCTAACAGAGGTGTCATGCTCGACATAATCACGCTTGCCCTTATCCTGTGCGTTCTGCCTCTTGCGAAGTATCCCATCAGATACGGCGCGGGATACGTGGTAAAGGAACATCTCTTCTTCCTCATCGGCCTTGCTTATCTCTGCAAGGTCTTGCTGTTCGGGGGCAACTATTCTTCATCCCTCCCCGGCACCTTCCTTTTCGCGTACATGCTCATGGGCCTCGTGTCCGTAATGTGGGCCTCCAATGTCGAACAGGCATGGCAGGACGTCCCGAAGTGGCTTTCCCTGTACGCCCTCTTTATCCTGGCGTCGTCGGTTCCCGTCACGACAGTTATGCTCCTTGCATCC